GAAGATGCCGCTCCCATGCCCTCACTCTTATATAAGACTTTGGGGCACCCCTATATAAGACTATCAATAAGTCCTATATAAGACCCCTGATAAGTCTTATATAAGACCCACGATAACTCTTATATAAGACCTGGTGTAGTACTTTATTAATATGTGGACAACTTGTTGACATCCTGTGGATAACTCCGTGTAATACTAAGTTAATATGTGGATAACCTGTTAATAACTTTATATAGGGGGGGAGGGGTAGTCATGTAGTTATAGCTTCGGCGGAGCCTCTAACGCTTACAAAAAGTAAAAATAAGGAAAAAGTAACCTAAAAAGAGGGACAGATGAGAAGAGGTAAGTATTTGTCAGGCCTAAGAAAAGTGATACAAATGAGAATAATTCGCATTAGAGATTAAATGAAGGAATCCGGACACCCTGGAAGGGGGACTTCTAAGGGGAGTGGCAAGGACTTTAGAAATATTTACACAAAAAGCTTGACTTTTACGAAATCTATGGTATAATATTCAGTATAGGCACCAAAGTAGTAGCGTTGATACTTTGAAGGCTAAAGAGTGATCTGTGCAGCTTTAGAGTCCACCTTAAAGGTGCAATTTATAATTAATACATACTTAGATATAATCACCATAAAGAAAGTCCTTAAAGGTGCCTCTAAAGGAGGAAGGACAAAAACTAAGATTGTTGTCTCCTAACTTAAGGGTAAAGACAGATGGAAGAAGTTAAAATTAAAACCCCTGTTATTGGTGTTGTCGATAATACAGAAGGGGTTGTCGTTCCCAAGAAAAGGGGTAAAGGGCGACCACCTAAATCTGACCTTGAAGCTGTGAGGAACAGAAATAAGGGTAAGTTGGGTCGACCAAAGAATGATACCGGGCGGATGCAGGAATTCAAGGAACGTCTGTTGGCAACGGGCGGTACAAGGATTCTGGACACAATGATCCGAATTGCCCTAGACGATAACCACCCCGGACAGATGGCTGCAATTAAATTGGCTGTCGACCGGATCCTGCCCATGAGTGCTTTTGATGCGGCTAAGAATGGTGGGTCTACCCCTCAAGTAACTATTAACATCAGCGGCATTAACGAACCAAAGATTATTGGGTCTTCTGACGATGAGGTGATTGACGTATGACAGCACTTAACTTTAGCTTGCTGTCTTGGCAAAAGGAAGTATTTCAGGATGAAACCCGATTCAAGGTTGTTGCTGCGGGCCGTCGATGTGGTAAATCCCGATTATCGGCTGTCACGCTTCTTATCGAAGGCCTTAATTGCCCGGATGGCTCGGCAGTCATGTACGTCGCTCCAACCCTCGGACAAGCCCGAACAATTATCTGGGACTTGCTCCACGACCTCGGGCGACCCATCATCAAAAGCTCCCACGTTAATAACCTGGAAATCACGCTGATTAACGGCAAGAAGATTCTGGTGCGTGGGGCTGATAACCCTGATTCACTCCGGGGTGTGTCCCTGACTTATCTGGTGCTGGACGAATGTGCGTTCGTAAAGCAAGAGGTTTGGGAAAAGATTCTTCGTGCGGCTCTTTCGGATAAGAAGGGGCGGGCATTATTTATTTCTACTCCTTCCGGCCGTAACTGGTTCTACGATGTGTTCAAGTTGGGACAGTCGCAGGTGGATGAAGAGTGGAAAGCGTGGCACAAGACCACGGCTGATAACGAAACCATTGACCCAAAGGAAATTGAGGCTGCTAAGCGTACCTTAAGTTCGTTTGCGTTCAAGCAAGAATACTTATCTTCTTTCGATACTTCCGGAACCGATATCTTCAAGGAAGAGTGGTTTAAGACAAAAGAAGAGCCGGATTACGGCGACTACGTTGTAGCGATTGACTTGGCTGGTTTTGAGGAAGTAGCTAAATCAGCCAACGCCAGTAAGAAAAGATTAGATGAAACCGCTATTGCTATCGTCAAGGTTACGCCTGACGGGGAATGGTGGGTACAGTCCATTGAGCATGGTCGGTGGGATATCAAGGAAACCGCTAACCGGATCCTGAACATTATCCGAGACTACCGACCTCAGAGTATTGGCATTGAGCGTGGGGCGTTAAAGAATGCGGTTCTTCCGTACCTTAACGATCTGATGCGTAAGCACAATACTTTCTCCCACATCCATGATCTAACCCACGGAAACAAGAAGAAGGCAGACAGGATCGTCTGGAGCCTTCAGGGACGGCTAGAGCATGGCAGGATCTCCTTCAATGAGGATGAGGATTGGGAAGAGTTCAAGGATCAGCTAATCATGTTTCCGACTTCTGGTGTTCACGATGACCTTGTGGATGCCCTGGCGTATATCGACCAGCTTGCGATCACTAACTACAACCAAGATTACGAAGAAGAAGAATACGAAATCTTAGACCCAATCGCAGGATACTAACATGAAGATCAAGAGGGTAAACAGTAATTCCCCAGGTATAAGGATGCTTCTAGAAGTACTCCATCTGGACTGTTTCCCTTCTGATGAATTCCCTGACTTTTCTCATGGATGGTGGTGGATAGCTTATGACGACGAGGACAATGCTGTTGGCTTTGCTGGTTTATACGCTTCTATCCAATGGGACAAAACTGGCTACCTATGTCGAGCCGGTGTCGTGGAGTCAGCGAGAGGCAAGGGGTTACAGAAAGCCCTGATTAAAGCCCGTATACGCTTTGCTAAGCGATTAGGATATGAATGGCTGGTGACGGACACTCGACGCAACCCTGCGTCCTCTAATGCCTTAATTTCGTGTGGCTTCAAGCTCTACGAACCGAGGTATCCGTGGGGATTTAGAAACAGCTTATATTTCAGACAAAAACTGTAAGGAACAGACATGGCTGGTGGTTTATTTGATCCGAGCACTCTTTTTGATGCCTTAAATCAAATGGGTATGCTCCCTCACTGGGCTAAGCAACAGCCCCGACGGGATATGATAGGGGCATACTATCCTGAATATAACAATCTGATGGTGCCCCCTCCGAACAATCCTGTAGATAGAGGGACGCTGGCCCATGAAATGACTCATTCAATCCAGTTTGCTTTACTTGAGCCTGCTGCTAGGGCAATTGCAGCAAAACAAAGGGAAAATAAAGATAAACTAACACAACAAGAATTAGCGTTTCTGGATGCTTATAAAAAGATTATGAATACCTCTGTGGGTACAGTTGGGCAATATAACGCAAAAGAAGCAAAACAACGAGAAGAAATTCAGAAACGAATGGTGACGCAGCTTTATAAAAAGTCACCTGATAAATTTGATCAATACGATTCTTATCGTACATCTCCTATAGAATTACAGGCATTTGGGATTGGCCGAATGACGCAGGGGGCACGCCTTCCAAAAGACGAAGAAAATGCTCCTTTGCACTTAGATCCTTCTATGGCAACTGAATTTAGTATTTTGCTTGATATGTTTCAACGTCTTCCAAAAGATTTACAAACCAGGGCAATTGAGGATCAAAGAAAGTCTTTAGAGAATAATCGTTTAAATCGTCTTCCACAAACATCTCTAAAAAACTACACATTTGAAGATATTACGGCTGATCCTTTTAAGTCTTCAATTAAATAAGGAAACCCATGGCTGAAGAAAAAGATATGGAAGCTCAGTTTGAGACTCCTTCTGAAAACGAAAAGAAGCTAGGTTCTTGGATTGTCGGCCATGCAGATAAGTGGCGCGATTACCGGGATACTAACTTCATGGAGGATTGGCTGGAGTACGAGCGTATTTTCCGTGGTCAATGGGCTGCGGAGGATAAGACCCGTGATTCCGAGCGTAGTCGTTTAATCAGCCCTGCCACTCAGCAGGCTGTTGAAACACGCCATGCCGAGATTATGGAGGCTATTGCCGGCAGCGGTGAGTTCTTCGACATTGAAGACGATATCCGTGATGTGAACGGCACCCCGCTTGATGTGATGGGCATTAAGGCTCAACTTCACGAAGACTTCAAGCGTGACAAGGTTAAGAAGTCTCTGGATCAGATCGAACTGATGGCAGAGATTTATGGCACCGGTATCGGTGAGATTATTCTCAAGACCGAAACCCAATACGAGCCTGCCACCCGTCCGATCCCTGGTGTGCAGGGACAGGCTGCTATCGGTGTGCTGGAAAAGCCCCGTGTGGCGATCAAGCTCAAGCCGGTTAACCCTAAGAACTTCCTGATCGACCCCAACGCCGAGAGCATCGACGAAGCCCTGGGCGTGGCGATTGAAAAGTATGTGTCTATCCACAAGATCGTGGAAGGCATGGAAAAAGGTATCTATAAGAAGCTGCCCGTCGGTACGCTTTACATGGACGATGACCTGGAACCCACCCAGGAAACTACCTATTTCCAAGAAGATAAAGTCTTACTGTTAACTTACTACGGCTTGGTGCCGAAAGAGTACCTGACAGAAGATGGCGAAGAGGTGGAAGAACTCTTCCCTGAGCATTCGACCGAGGACAAGTACAT